TCGCCTGACGTCGTGTACATCGCGGAATACTACCGCGTCGAAGAGCGCACGGAGACGCTGCGCGTCTTCCGCCTGCTCGATGGCTCGGAGCAGACGTACACGCGCGCCGACTTCGACGATGACGAGAACCTCGAGCAGATGCTCGCCTCGACCGGCGCCGTCGAGCTCCCGTCGAAGCGTCGCAAGACGCGCCGCGTGCACAAGTACCTGCTCTCCGGCGGTCGCGTGCTCGAAGACTTCGGCCTCATCGCGGGACCGAACATTCCGATCATCGTCACGTACGGCAAGCGCTGGTTCGTCGACAACATCGAGCGGTGCATGGGGCACGTCCGCCTCGCGAAAGACGCGCAGCGCATCGCGAACATGCAGCGTTCGAAGCTCGCCGAGATCAGCGCGCTCTCGTCGGTCGAAAAGCCCCTCTTCGACCCCGAGCAGGTCGCGGGGCACCAGTGGATGTGGGAGCAGGACAACCTGCGCAACTTCCCTTACCTGCTCCTCAACCGCCTCACGAACCCCGACGGCTCGCAGGCGCTCTCGGGGCCGCTCGGCTACACGAAGCCGCCGCAGGTTCCGCCCGCTCTCGCCGCGCTGATTCAGATCGCCGAGCAGGACATGCGTGACGTGCTCGGCAACGCCGAGGCGGGCGAGCAGGTGCGCGCGAACGTCGCAGCAGAGACGGTCGCCGCCGTTCAGCAGCGGCTCGACATGCAGACGTTCATCTACGTCTCGAACTTCGCCAAAGCCATGAAGCGTTGCGGCGAAATCTGGCTCGGCATGGCGCGCGAAGTCTACGTCGAAGAGGGGCGCACGATGAAGACCGTCGACGCCGAGGGCGGCGCGTCCGCCGTCGAGCTCCTCCAGCCGACCATCGGCGAGACGGGCGCCGTCGAGATGGCGAACGACCTCTCTCGCGCACGCTTCGACGTGGCCGTCGACGTTGGGCCAAGCTCGCAGAGCAAGCGAAGCGCGACGGTGCGCACGCTTACGCCGCTCATCGCGGTCGCCTCCGACCCGCAGACGAAGGCGGTCCTTGAGGCCTTGGCGATGATGAACATCGAGGGCGAGGGCGTCTCCGACGTGCGCGCGTTCTTCCGCAAGAAGCTCGTGCAGATGGGCGCGATTCAACCGACCGAGGAAGAGGCGCAGCAGATGGCCGCAGCCGCGCAGAACGCGCAGCCGGACCCGCAGGCGCTCTACCTGCAAGCCGCCGCGCAAGAGGCGCAAGCGAAGGCGATGAAGGCGCAGGCCGACACGGCGCTCGCGCTCGCCAACAGCGAGAAGACGAAGGCCGAAACGGTCAAGACGCTTGCAAGCGTCAACATTTCCGCACAGGATCAGGCTATCAAGACTGCCGAAGCGATAGCGCGAGCCACTACCGCGCGACCCGCCCCGCAGTCGTAAGGCCACCGGCGAGCCTATCGCCGAGCAGAGGGCACGATGGAAGACACCGAGGAGACGACCGAAGAGACGACCGCAACCGAGACGACCGAGGGCGAGACGCCCGAGGCACCGCAGGCCGACGAGACAACGCCGGAGGCCGAAGCGGCAGACGAGGACGCGATCGAGGATGAGGTCGAGGTCAGTATCGGCGACAAGCCGGTGCAGGCCGAGGAGCCGAAGCAAGCCGCCCCCGCGTGGGTTCGTGAGCTTCGGCGACGAGAGAGGGAGCTTCAGCGCGAGGTGCGCGAGCTTCGAGCGAAGGTGCAGACGCCGCAGCAGGTCGAGAACCAGCCGCCCGCGGTCGGCGCGAAACCGAAGCTCGAAGATCACGACTACGACGCCGAGAAGTTCGAAGCAGCTCTCGCGGCATGGTTCGAGCGGAAGCGGCAAGCTGACGAGCACGCCGCGAAGCAGAAGCAGGCCGAAGAGCAGCAGAAGCAGGCATGGCAGGCACGCCTCGACGCCTACGGGAAAGCGAAAGCCTCCCTCCGCGTGCGCGACTACGACGACGCCGAGGCAAGCGTCACCGAGTCGCTCAACGTTACGCAGCAAGGCATCATCGTGAGCGGGTCAGAGAACCCTGCACTCGTCACCTACGCCATCGGAAAAGACCCGGCCAAGCTCAAGGAGCTCGCCGCCATCAGTGACCCCGTGAAGTTCGCTTTCGCGGTCGCCAAGCTGGAGACTCAGCTGAAAGTGAACCCACGCAAACCCGCCGCCGCCCCTGAAACCGTCGTCAAGTCGACGACTCGCCTCGCGGGCGGTTCTCACGACCAAGTTCTCGAACGTCTGTACGAAGAGGCCGACCGAACCGGCGATCGCACCAAGGTGATCGCCTACAAAGCGAAGCTCCGAGCACAGACGAAGTAACGTTTAAGGAATACGACAATGCCGAACGCATTCAGCAAAGAAGAGAAGGTTGCCTTCGATCAGCTCCTCGAGGGCTTCAATGACGCGCTCGTGATGAGCCGCAACGTCTCGATCTACAACTACAACCAGACCGACGCGGCCCGCACGACCGCGATGCCGTCGAGCGTCTCGCCGAACTACGGCACCGTGTGGCGCCCGCAGCCGTACATCATGACCTCGGTCACGAGCACGCCCGGCGTCGCGATCACCATCTCGGACAAGACGCAGCTCACGGTGCCCGCGAGCATCACGAACCTCAAGACCTCGGCTTGGGGTATGACCTCCGTCGAGCTCCGCGACGCGCTTCAGGAAGGCCGTCTCGCTCAGGGCGCGAACCAGAAGCTCGCCTCCGACATCAACGTGGCGCTCATGCAGGCCGCGACCGGCCTCGGCTCGCTCGTCGTGACGACGGGCACCCCGGCGGGCTCGTTCGACGACATCGCGCTCTGCGACACGCTCATGAACGAGACGGGCGTCCCCGGCGACATGCGCTACCTCTCGCTCTCCTCGCGCAGCTACAACGGCCTCGCGGGCAACGTCGTCGGCACGACGCGCTCCTTCGGGCAGAGCAACCGCTCCGACAAGGCGTTCGAGCGCGCGTTCGTCGGCATGGTGTCGAGCTTCGACACCTACAAGCAGGATTACGCGCTTCGCCTCACCGGCAACACGACGGCAGTCGGCGCGGCGACCATCGACACGACCGGCGGCACGGGCACCATCGCGAACTACGTTCCGAAGGCGACCGACACGAGCGTCGCGGGCATCCTCAACGTCGACAACCGCTTCCAGACGGTCGCGGTGAGCAACGGCGCCCTCTTCAACGTGGGCGACGCCTTCACCATCGAGGGCATCGAGGCGGTGCACCTCATCACCAAGCAGCCGACTGGCCAGCCGAAGACGTTCCGCGTCGTCTCGAAGCCGGGCGGCAACAACATCGTGATCACCCCGCCGATCATGAGCGCGTCAGGCGCTGGCACGACCGAAGCCGAGAAGCAGTACAAGAACTGCGAGCGCGCTGGCGTCGGCCTCGCTGCCGCCGACATCACGTTCCTCAACACCACGACCGCTGATCTCAACTGCTTCTGGCACAAGTCGGCGATCGAGCTCCTCCCCGGTCGCCTCGCGATCCCCGAGAACGCCGGTGTCGCCGTCATGCGCGCCAGCACGGACCAGGGCCTCGAGGTCGTGATGCAGAAGCAATTCAACTTGCTTTCCAGCCTCACCGAGTACCGCGTCGACGTGCTCTTCGGCACGGCGGTTCTCAATACCGAAATGGTCGGCGTGCTACTTTTCGACCAGTGATTTCCCACTGATTCGAGAAAGGAGGAGCGGCTTCGGTCGCTCCTTCTTTTTTCTCTTGCGCGTGCTACCGTACACGCCATGCCGCTCGTCAAAGGATACTCGAAGGGCTCCGTCTCGAAGAACATCAAGACGGAGATGAAGGCCGGGAAGCCGCAGAAGCAGGCCGTCGCGATCGCGCTTTCGACGGCGCGCAAGGCGAAGGCCGCGAAGAAGGGGAAGTGAAATGCCCCTCGTCTACCGCAAGACCAAGCACGGCCTCGAGTACCGCAACGAGGCCCCGCACCTCGTCGCCAAGCGCGTCGCCGAGGGCTGGTGCACGAGCAAGGCCGACGCCCTCGCGCCGAAGCCCGCAGACGCGAAGCCTCCCGTGCCCGTCGCCGCTGCTGACGCGCCCGCGATTGCTGCGCCCGTAGCCGACGACCTTCCGGTAGCCGTCGACGACGACGCCCCGCCGACGCGCGCGGAGCTCGAAGCGAAGGCCGCGGAGCTCGGCATCAAGGTCGATAAGCGGTGGAGCGACAAGACGCTCGGGGAGCGCATCGATTCCTTGCTTGCGAACGTGAACGCGGCGCCATCGGAGGGTTAACGCATGGGCTACTCGAAGCGGCAGTACATCGAGGCGGCGCTGACGGAGATCGGCCTTGCCGACTACGTGTTCAACCTCACGGCGAACGACCTTCAGACGGCCCTGCGCCGTCTCGACGGCATGATGGCCGAGTGGAACGAGCGCGGCATCCGTCTCGGCTACCCGCTGCCGCTCTTCCCGACGCAGAGCGACCTCGACGAGCAGACCGGCGTGCCTGACCGCGCGAACGAGGCGATCGTGTGCAACCTCGCGTGTCGCCTCGCGCCGAGCTACGGCAAGCAGGTCCTCCCCGCGACGATGGCGACCGCGCGCGAGGCGTACAACACGATCCTGGTGCGCGCCGCGATGCCGCAGGAGCAGCAGTTCCCGCGCACGATGCCCGCAGGCGCCGGGAACAAGCCGTGGACGTGGCAGGGCGACCCGTTCCTTCCGCCACCCGTAGAGCCGCTTCTCGCGGGCAACGACGCGCCGATCGATTACGAGTAAGGGTTCACGATGCCAACGATCAACCAGCTCTCGCAACTCAACCAGCTCTCGGGCTCGGACCAGCTTCCCGTCTACTCGGCGAGCAACGGCGACGCGCGCAAGGCGTCGCTCTCGACGCTCCTCGCGTACATCGAGGCGCAGTTCGTTTCGCCGGACTACGTCACGCAGTACGCCTCGCCGAACGTGAACGGCTTCGTCGTCAACGTGGCGAGCACGACGCAGTCGACGTGGCTTCTCCTCACGCCGACGAGCGCCTTCGCGACGGGGACCATCGTCCTCCCGGCTGCGGCGCAGATCCCCGACGGGCTCGAGCTCCTCGTCTACTCGTCGCAGGACATCACGTCGCTCGCGGTCTCGCTCAACGGCGCGACGGCGGTGAACAACGCGCCCGGCGCTCTTTACGCTGGCGCGACGTTCGCCCTGCGCTTCGACAAGCTCTCGAACGCCTGGTGGACGGTGCAGAGCGCCGGCAGCTACGCGCAGGGCTCGTGGACGCCGGTCCTCGTGCTTGGCACGGTCGTTGGCACCGTGACCTACACGGGGCGGTGGACGCGCGTCGGGCGTCAGGTCACCGTCGAGATTCTCATCGAGACGGCCGCGGCGTCGCAGCTCACCTTCACCGCCGGCGCGTCCTATTGGACCGGCCTCCCCGCCGCGCTCGTCCCCGCGGGCGGACCGAACGTCGTCGCGACGGGCCCGCGTAGCGCGACCTACACGACGTCGTCGCTCGTCGTCGCAGACTTCGTTCCGGGAACCGGCGTCACGGTGACGCTCGGCCCTGGCAACACCACGATCCCCGGCGCACCGGGCGCTACGAAGGCGCTCTTCACCGCGACGTACACCATCTGACGGAGCCGTTTTTATGAGCTACTACCTGCAAGCCTTCGCGCCCGCCTTCGGTAACGGGCTTCTCCTTTCCCCCGGCGTCGCGAGCGCTACGACGGCCTTCCCGAACAACAGCAACGCCGTCGAGCTCACGAACCTCGGCGCGACGCGCGTGTCGGTGAGCTTCGGCGACACGAACGCCGTCACCGCGTCGCTCAATGCAGACTACACGATCCTCCCCGGCATGAAGATCGTCGTGACGAAGAACCGGGCGCACCAGTTCATCGCGCACATCAGCAGCGCGGCGGGCGGCTCCCTTCACATCATCCCCGGCGAGGGCTTCTGATGGCGCTCCGAGCACTCCAAGGGCCTACTGGCGGCGGCACTCCAGTCGGCGGCACCGGCACCACGAACACGATCCCCCGCTGGACCGGGCCGACGACGCTGGGGGATTCGATCATCACGCAGACGGGCACCAGCCGCATCACGGTGGGAAGCGGCAGCTACGCAGGCGCGTCGTTGGACGGTGTGCGCCTAGTCAACGGCGTAAACAGCTACTTCGCCGCAAGCGACGGCACCCGCACCGTCTTCATGGGCGCGGACGGAAATGCAGTAGTCGGCACGCTTACCGCGCACGACCTCAAGATCCGCGCTGGCAACGCCGACGCCATGATTGTGCAGCAAGGGACGCTCAACGTCGGCATCGGCACGGCGAGTCCGACCGCTGGCCGCTCTCTCACGACTGCCGCAGACATCGACGTCTACGGCGTGCGCGTGGGGCGTGGTGCGGGAGCGCAGGCGAGCAACACCGCCGTTGGCGCGAGTGCTCTCGCGAACAACACCACCGGAAGCGTCGCGGTCGCCGTTGGCGCCGAAGCGTTGAACGCGAACAGCACCGGCGTGGGCAACACCGCCATTGGCTATCGCGCTCTCCGCGCCGTCGTAAGCGCGAACAGCAACACGGCCGTTGGCTACCTTGCCGGGCTCGACCAGACCGGCGGCAGCAACGTCGCGATTGGTCAAGAGGCGCTGCGCGGAGCGGCTGGTTCTTCGGGGACAAACAACGTCGCCGTTGGCCTCCAAGCTGGCTTGGCAGTTACAACTGGAGCCAACAACGTATTCGTTGGCCGACAGGCTGGCGACTCCGTGACGACCGGCGCATCAAACATCGTCATTGGTTCCGGTGCCGACACCGCCGCCGCGACGACCAGCAACTCGCTCGTGGTTGGCGACGCAACCAACTACGTCGCCACCGATGGCGGCGCAACGACCTACTACGCCGCCGCAGGCGCTTCGCTCGGGTACATCCAGGTCCGACTGAACGGCGCCGACGTCAAGATCCAAGTCTTCGCACCCTGAAAGGTTCACCATGTACGCTACGATTCAACCCGTTTCGACCGGCTGGCCGGCCAAGACCGCCGACAAGCTCCGCGTTTCCAACGTGCAGATCACGACCATCGGCCTCGACGGCAAGGCGAACGTCCAGTGGCAGCTCTACAGCGACGCGGGCAGCGTCGCCGAGGGCTCGTGCGAACTGGCCGGCGCCGCTTATGACGCGTGGGGCACCGATGATGCGTACCTCCTGACGTGGCTCGCGGAGCCCGCGCAGCTCGGCCTGACCATCGTCGAGATCGTGCCCGACGCCCCGCCCGCCCCGCCCGCCGATGCGCCCTACGAGCCCATC